GTCGCGTACAAAAAAACTCCCCGAAATGAGCGAAAGGAGCAGCTATGGCAGGCAGAAAGAAAAAACCAACCGAACTAATCCAGGGGCACAGGTCAAATAAATACTTTGACATTCGCGAAAAATCAGAACAGCAGACTCGTGTGGGTAAGCCTGACTTAGGCCGCACCCCCGAAGAGCTGGGGGGGGATCCGCTTGCGGTACGTAAGTGGATAGAGCTCAAAGAGCTGTACAATAATTTCAAGTTTGTCACATCGGCAGACCGCGACATAATATCACAATACTGTACACAGTATGGATCATACCGCCGCGCTGTTAATGCCCGTGATGAGTATATTGCCAATCTCAAAGGTAAGGGCGCGAGCAATACTGCGATACAAGCTGCCGTGCAGGAGTCAGAGGTTGAAAAAGAAATTGAGAGGCGCGTGCAGTTGATGCAGAAACTTGGAGACAAGATATTTCTCAGCCCCACTGCCAGGATAAACTCGGTGCCGGAAAAAAAAGATGCACCGAAATCAAACCCGCTTGAGAGTGCTGGATTTGGCGGAATATGAAAAAAACGCTCATTAGATATTCTGAAGATGTAATTTCCGGGAAGGTCATTGCGTGCAAAAAACACACATGGGCATGTCAGAGGTTTCTTCGTGATATTGAGCGAGCGGGGACAGATGATTTTCCGTATGTTTTTGACGATAAGGCAGCAGGGAGCTTTTTTAAGTGGATGCGTTTTTTTAAGCACCGAAAAGGTCCGCTTGCTGGACAAATCAAAGAGCCACATCCAATTGAATATTTTGTCTTTGGCAATATCTATGGTTGGTACCACAGGGATACCGGATACCGGAGATTTAATAAAATGTACTGGCAGGTGGGGCGCAAGAATGCCAAAACACAAGACCTTGCTATTATGGGACTGTATGAACAATTTGTTTTCCTGCCGGAGGAAGTGGCGGAGATATACTGCGCTGCCACCAAAAGAGACCAAGCTGAGCTTGTCTATGATGAGGCAGTGGCAATGCTAGAAGGTTGCGACTATATATATGAGGGCGTGCATTACAAGGTTGCGTACAAAAAAATAACCCGCCTGAAAAATGGGGCAACAATGAGAGCGTTGTCAAAAGAGGACAGGAAATCAGGAGACGGCACAAACCCGCAATGCTTTATCATTGACGAATACCACGCACACCCAACAACGGAAATATACGAAATCGGTGACTCTGGTATTGGCGCACGTGCCCAACCAATAGTGCCAATAATAACCACGGCTGGGCTTGAGCTCAATAACCCGTGCTACAGGATAGAGTACAAGCTGTGTGGCAGGATACTTGACCCAGACGACCCCACAGAGCTGGACAGTTATTTTGTGATGATCAATGAGCTGGACCGGAACGAAACGCCTGAAACCATAGAGGTAGGCGGTAAAAAGGTTGCGTCCGGTGATTTAATTGATGACATTTACGACGAAAAATCATGGGTAAAGGCGAACCCAATAGCGTGCAGTCATGAGGTTGGTATTGAAAGTATTAGGCGAGCAGTAAAGGAAGCCAAGTTTTCTCCGGAGAAAATGAAAGGGGTGCTTACCAAGCGATTAAACGTGTGGGTAAATGCCAGGGAAAACGGATATATGAATATGGAAAAATACAAAAACCGCGTCAAGTCCGAGGAGTACGTGCTGGAAATGATACGCGAAAGAACGGATCTTGGTGCGTATGTCGGTGTTGACCTGTCTGCACGTATTGACTTGACATCGCTTGCGTTTGAAATTAAAGGTGAGGAAGAGGAGTATTATGTATTATCACGGTCATATATGCCAGAAGACACGTATCTTGAACGAATGGCCGTTGATCACGTGCCATATGACATGTGGGTGGATGCAGGACACCTAATATTAACCCCTGGGTCGGCTGTTGATTACCGTATGATAAAAAATGACATTGTGCGACTTGCGGAGTACTGGGGATTAAATATAAGGGAGATATGCGTTGACCCACATGGGGCCATGCAGATAAGCGGGGATCTTATCGACGAGGGGTATACTGTTGTTGACATTAGGCAGGGCATGAAATCTCTGTCTGAACCAACAAAGAGCCTGCGGGAGGCAACGTACAATAATCAAGCCACATATGCAGACTATCCGATATTCTCGTGGGCGATGGGCAATTGCATTACACGCATGGCACACAATGAGTCTATAATGCTTGATAAAGCAAAAAGCACACAGCGAATTGACCCGGTTGCAGCACTGATTAATGCACACAGTCGATGCATGTTATCCAAGCCGCCGAGAAAGAAAAACCCGGTAATGTTTATTTGATGTTGAAAAAAAATGTTGCATAAATAGAAAAAAACGCAACACTTGCAACAAAATTAATTATATTACTGTTATAACCATAACAGGAGTATAAATGCGCATACTGCGGGAAATCCTGTCAATCATTGGGTTCTCAATGTCCTTTTACGGCCTGTATACAGTATATGAGCCTGTTGCATTCGTTGTTGCAGGCGTTTTCCTTATGTTTGTATCTGTTCCGTCGGAGAAAAAATAATGTTTGCAACCATGTTGGGGGATAGATTTGGGCAAAGCGTAGCACTCACGGATTCCGCGTTGGGGAAAATACTTGGTCTTGGGACGGCAACAAAGGCCGGCACATCGGTGTCAGAATCAAAAGCTCTTGGCGTATCGTCTATATTTGCAGCGGTCAGAACAATGAGTATGATTAAAGCATCTCTCCCCCTGCATGTATATTCGGCCGGCAATGGGTACAGCGAGCGGGCAATGGATCACCCACTGGAAAAAATACTGCACAGCAAGCCAAATAAATATCAAACGTCGTATGCATTTCGACACCTGCTTAATGTACATCAATATACATGGGGTGCAGGTGTAGCGGAAATCGAATTTGACGGCGCCGGGCAACCAGTTGGCCTATGGCCGATACCGCCATGGCTTGTGACGCCAATGTACACAGCCGACTGGAAGCCGGTGTACCAGATTAATTTTCCCAGGGGCGGAACCAAAGTCCTGTTCCCGTATCAAGTATTAGTGTTCCCGTTTTTTCAGACCGAGGCCCACGGCTGGGTGTCTCCTGTACAATTACACAGAGAGACCATAGGATCAGAGCTTGCGACGCGCGAATTTGGCGCACGTACATTTGGGCAGGGTGTTAATCCTGCAGGTGTAATATCCGGCGTAGAATTAGGTGATGAGGAGTCAGAAAAAGCCTTGCGTAATAGGTTCGCAAACTACGAGGGCCTTGGTGAGTCTCACCGACTTATGCTCCTTAATGAGGGGCAGGAGTTCAAGCGCGTTGGATTGCCGCCAGAGGATTCACAATTTCTGGAAACACGGCGTTTTAATGTGGGTGAAATAGCAAGAATATACAACATCCCCCTGCACCTATTGCACGAGACAGAAAAATCAACATCATGGGGAAGTGGGATATCTGAGCAGGTGCGGGGGCTGATTAAATTCAACCTTGCCCCGGAGTGTACTATGTGGGAGCAGGAGATTAACAGCAAGCTGTTTTTTGACAATCACTTTTGTGAGCACTCCATGGCCGGGATGCTGCGCGGATCACTTGAGGAGCGACTCAACGCATATGAGGCAGGGCAGAGAACTGGCCTATACTCGATTAATGAAATGCGCAATCTTGAAAACCTGCCACCTGTTGAGGATGGCGACAAAAGACTAATATCACAAAACTTGAAAGAATTATCGGAGGTGGAAGATGCCGAAAATTGAACAAAGATACATGCCGTCTTCAGCAGAGATTTTAACCCGTGAAGAGGGTGAGGAAAAGGAGCGATATGCAGAGGGCATGGGCGTTGTGTACAATCGCGAAACGAAAATATTCGACTGGCTACGTGAAATTATACGCCCCGGGGCATTTGACGAATTCCTGCGGGAAAACCCGGAGGTTAAGTCGTTTTTCAATCATTCGCCAAACCAAGTATTATCGACTACCCAGAGTAATCCGGCTCTGGAGATTAGTGACACCGACGAGGGGCTTAGATACAGGAGCCCAATACCACCCACAACATACGGCAATGATCTTGCCGTTAATCTTGAGCGGGGCAATGTTCGCGGATCCTCTTTTGCATTTCGCGTTGTCGAGGACGTGATCACAGAAAATCGTGAGGACGACACCATCTTGCGGGAGATTACCAAGGCAGAAATATACGAGGTTGGCCCCGTGACAAACCCGGCATACGTGGACACTACTGCGGACGTGCGCAGCAGCGAAGACGTGTACGAAGAGCTGAGTAAAAGATTTGTAAATAAAAATTCCGGCATGGGGCTGGAATCGTGCAAAAGGAAATTACTATTAACCGAGAGAGGTCAATATGCCTAATGTAGCAGAGCTTCAGCGGAAGCGCAAAGAGAGCGTGGATACGATGCGGTCTATCCACAATGAGGCCGAAAAACGGGAAGATACCAATCTGACCGAAGAGGAGCAGCGTAATTTTGACGCCGCCCTGGCCGAAACAGAAAAGCTTGATAAACAAATCGAGCGGCAAAAAAATCTTGAGGAGGCGGAGGCGAGAACAGCCGTGCCTGCTGCTCCCAATGTAAACACCGGTCAACACACTGACGAGTTTCGGACTCTTGGCGAGTTTATCAAAACCGCCCGTGAAAATCCGGGCGACTCCCGGGTGCAAACAAGGTCTGTTGAAGGTTCTGACAGCCTGTCTTACCTTATACCCGACCAGTGGATGGATCAGATTGCACAGCTTTCTGCCCCCATGGGTGTGGTAAGGGAAAAGGCATTTGTTATTGGTGCAGGCGAGCGCCCCGATGCGGCTGTTGAAATGCCATACCTTGACCAGTCTGGAGACAAGGGTGTCTATTCAGGCGTTGCGATGAATTGGCGAGATTCAGACAGTGAAACAGACCGGGCAAGTTCTGGAATGGCCACTGTTGGCAAGCTGAAACTTGAACCCAAAGAGCTGAGCGGTTATGTCGATGTGTCTGAAAAGAACCTCAACAATTCAGCGGTGCTTGAGGCGATGCTTATCAATCTTATGGCTGGCGCCAAGTCGTCCGCAGAAGAGCACGCGTTTATCACCGGTGATGGTGTTGGTAAACCTCTTGGCGCGTATGTGTCTGATGCTCCGGTTGAGATAACCAGAAACACTGCGGATCAGATCAATTACATTGATGTGATCAATATGTATTCCCGCCGGTTCCCGCGCGGCAGTTATGAATGGGTTATCAACACTACTGCGCTGCCTCAGATAATGCAACTACAGGATGGCGCAGGAAATAACCTGTGGCAGCCCGATGCGGGGGCATCTCCCCAGGGAACGTTGCTTGGAATACCTGTGCGGATAAGTGAGTTTGTACCAACAGTTGGTAACACCGGTGACATTTCGCTTGTCGATTGGGGTAAGTATATCATCAAAGACGGCTCCCCAATGGGAATCACATTTGATCCGTATACGCAAAAGCTCCAGGGCAATGTGCGGATATACGCCGTGTGGAATGTAGATGGCCAGCCTTGGGTTAAATCTCCCTTGCTGCAGGAAGACGGAAGTACGACAGTATCACCAATTGTAAAATTGGCATAAGGAGGTAACATGTATATTGTAGGAGAAAACAAAATTGACGTGGCCCTAATCCCTGCCAGCCAGGGTGCGACAGCGGTCACTGGGGAATATTTCAAAATGGACGATGCGCAGAATATTGCGTTTGCGTTCACCGCCACCGGCGTTGACAATGATGAGGGATCATCCCTGCAGGTTGTGCAAGCGACCGACGCGGAAGGAACCGATTCCAAAAATGTAACCGGAGCCACGGTTGACCTGTCTGCCAATAGCGGGGCAACAGAGGCGACTGTGCAGTCAGATGATCCAGATGTTGATGATACGGTCACAATTAACGGCATTGTGTTTACTGCCAAGACGTCTGAAGATACCGATGACCGGGAATTCGATCAGTCTGGCACAGATGCCCAAACTGCCACATCTCTTGCTAATTGTGTCAACGATGCAGACAATGGCGTGCCGGGTGTATCGGCAACAGCATCAACTGACACTGTTACGTTGACCGTTGACGAGCCCGGCGAGTTGGCTCTCGATGTTGAGACATCTGACAACACCAACCTTGTGGTTACCGCCACAATAACCGGTATTGTTGAGATACGAGATGGAGCCCTGGACACTGACGACAATTTTGGCTATGCCGCTCTTACCGTAGACAACGACAGTGATGTTGTGTGCGGAGCAATGGCAATACGTGGAAATCTGAGATACAGTGCGCCCGACCAAGTTGGCGCAGGTCTTCAGATAGGTGTTTAATAATACGGGAGGGGCAACCCTCCCTATTCCCACGGAGGAATGATGAGGCGATATAGAGTCAAGAGCAGTTTTGCCGACCACCTTACAGGCAGATATTATGACAAAAACGATACCATCAAATTGACAGTGAACCGTGCTGTAAAACTGCGTACTGCCGGGATAATTGGCGGATCGATTGAAACTGCTGAGAAACCCATGCCTGCGCCCGCAACACCGGAGCCGTTTGAGGATGCTGTGCAGACACAGTCAGAGAGTTGTGATGTGAGCGACTACCATACAGGTGGTGGATGGTACACCATGCCGGATGGCGAGAGGGTACAGGGTCGCGAAAAAGCAGAGGATTACCTCAATGAAATATAGTCTTGAGAGAATAGCAGATCCGTCAGTAATGCCAATAACGCTTGCTACGCTGAAAAAAAACATCCACCTGCACCCAACGGTTGGAACAGAGCAGGATGATGTACTTAACATGTATATCGAGGCGGCAGCGGATGAGGTGGAGCAACACCTCAGACGATCTCTTATTACTCAAGACTGGCGAATCAAAATTGATGGCGCACCGGAATACATATATCTATTGCGCCCCCCGGTGCAAGAGGTGATTGAAATTGTGGCAACGGTCGAAGATCTTGACGGGAACCAGACTGATGAGGTAGTATCTGATTACGAAATAAATACAGACGATTCACCCGCGGTGCTTAAGCCGGAATGGCCGGACAATACTGTTTCTGTGTCGGTAGAATACCGTGCGGGGTATGGCGATGAACCAACCGATGTGCCGGCGTCAATACGACAGGCAATTACTCTGTTTGCGTCTCATATGGACGATGCGCGGACCGGGGAAATAGAGATCCCTGTTGCTGTATACCTACTAATTAAGAGCAGGAGAATGTATGCCAAATCGCCGATATAATGGGCTCAACCTTGAGCGCAGGCCACGGGGTAAATCTCTTGCCAGCGAAACAAGTGTTTATGGATTCCTACGGGAGCCGGTTCACTATGACGATGCCAGGGGTGGAGTTGAAACCGTGTATGAAAATACGACCGACAGCCCTATGCCAATGGGGATTGTACAGATGTCTGCACGGCAGGTATATGAGCTGAAAACAATTAATGTCGATGCAACGCATGTAATCAAAATCAGATATGCAGAGGTTAATGAGTCATGGCGCATAAAGGTCGGTGCCAGGGATTTTGAGGTGCTTACCGTTGAGGATATACAGGACCGTGGCATTGTGCGTTGGGTAACATGCAGGGAGCGGAGATGACAAAAAACCGTTTCAAAATGGAAGATGATCTCAAACAGATAAATAAGGAGATAGCGATGGCAGAGGCCAAAAACCGCCGCCGTGCTGTAAATTATTTATTAAGAAAGCTAAGGGCAAAAATAAAACAGGAAGGACTTGTTGATAGCGGCAACCTTCTGAAGGGCGTTAAAAAAACAGAGTATGAGCACGCTACCCTTGCAGGTATGGCTCCGCCTGCGTTTCACGCCGCAATGCTTGAGTTTGGATCCTACA